ATTTCTTTGTAGCATTTAATTCTTCTTTTGTTAAAGCAGCGCCACTTGCTAGTTCTAAACATCTAGCCGCATTGTCACTACCTTTGTTAATTACACGTTCAACAACTGCTGGTTTTTCTTTTGCCAACTTACCAATATCTCTATCGTTCTTATTAAAACGTTTATCTAATTCATCTAAGTCTTTTTTGAGATTAGTTACTAATTGATTAATCTTTTTATTAGCCTCTAATATTTCATTAAAGTCTTTCTTTTGATTTTCTATGAGAGCTTTTTGCGAAGATACTGCTTCTTCTAATTTGATTTGATTTGCTTGTAATATAGCATTATCACTTCTCAATTTTAAAACATAAGCACCTGCCCCTAATAAAGCAGTTACAACTATCCCTATAAAAAATAATTTAATTCCGCCAAACATAATAAACTACTTATTTCTAAATGATTTGATCTTATCTACGATTAGGTCAAATTTATCATTGACAAACCAACCTGCAACAAAACCAATAATTAAACCAATTGTAAACATATTTTATTCTCCAATTTTTGCATTTCTTTTTCTGTGACCATTCCAAGCAACAAAACCACCTGCTCTTAAAGCATACCAAGCAAGATAATTTAACCACTTAAATCCATTCACATCAATATTTATATCACGGAATGTCTTGTCCATCCATTGTTGTGTTTTAGGACCTATGGTAGTTCCGTCTTTCTTTAATAACGTTGCATACTTATAACCATAATCGTGTACTAAACCACCTAGTAATAATACACCGACTGGTGATAACCACGCACCTAAAAATTTAGGTACACTTGCACCGTCAAATTGAAATCCTTTAGGTATGACCATATCTTGGCCGTATAATTTGTAATGGAAATCTTCTTCTATTTCCCAATTTCGTACTGTCATAATCCATAACCATATAGCATAAAAAAAACTTGTACCTTTTGTCGGTATTCTTAAAGGTTTCATTACAGGCATTTTTTCACAAGAAAATCCTGTAAGTACAGTTCTTGTATAAAATTTGTCATAAACATATCCTAATAAAATTAAAATTGCAACAAGTGTAAACATCCAAAATTGCAACGCTAAATCTAATATAATTTTTAAATATTCCATTTATTTTCCTTTCTGATTAATACTTTCGTGCACCATCTTAACTAATTTTTTTGGATCAATGTCGTGGAAAGTATCTGCAACAACAGCGGCATAATAACCTATATCGTGTCTTAATGGTAATCCCATTCTTGCTCTTTCTATTTCTTTTCTATCAATAACATCTTGTAATACTTTAGCAGCATATTCATATCGTTTTGAAGTAGTAGCAATTCTTTTTATTTTATCAACAACATCTTTAAACCATCTAGTTGCTTTTATTTTTGTTTTATCCACAAAATTTTTAATATCATCTTTAGTAATATCTTCGTTTGTTTGTTTCTTTTTTAAATAATCTGAAACTGGTTGTTTTAATTTCTGTATAACTTTCTTTTTAAATGGAGTAAGATTTTCTTTTTTAGTTACCATAGAATCAGCGGGACTATATGTTCCTAGTCCTGGGCCTAATGCTGTATTGTTTAAAGTTTTTGTATTCATAGATGACATTGGTTTGTAGATGTCTATTGGACCAATTGAATAGTTGGCAATACTTTCTTTGAACTCTTTAAATGATTTCTTTTTACCTTGACAATGAGCTCTTTGTGAAAAACCTTTTGGATTATCACAATCTATTGATCTCTTATATTTGTCTGTCCATTGTTCTTTCATAGGTATTTTTTTAATAGTTGATTTGCTATTTCGTTTCTAAATTCCTCTGAAACAATATTTTTCATTTGTTGATCTACCACATATCTAAAAGATTTAATACCTATTTCTTCATTATAAGTTTGTTTTTCTTGTTTTCTTTTTAAAAATTTCACAATAGGTTCTATTTGATTTTCATAAACTTCTTTATTATTATTAATCTTGTTTATGATATTTTCAACTTCTAATTTATTGTATTGTTCTTTTGACAAAAATTTTGTCATTCTGCCTATTATATCTTCTTTATTTTTTTTCTTATATTTGTCTGCAGCTGATTTAGTAACCCCAGGCTCACCAGCAGGCCCAACTCCTATACCTGCAATTTGTCCTCCTCCAGCAGTATTTGTAGGAGTTTCTTCTTTTTGTACTTCTAATGTACCTTCTTCAGGCACACAATTAGGAACTCTTTTACCACTTTTAATTTTAAATCCTACTTGTTGATATCCTTGCCAACAAGCTTCTCTAAAACTTTTAAAAGATTTCATTAAAATCTAATTCTTTCTATATTGTCTTCCGATACTATAATTTGTTTTTGTGTATCTTCATTCATTACATTATAAAGATTAACACCAAAATAGTTATCAAAAGGTTTTGTATCCACTGGAACAGTTACAATATCTCCTGTTTCAGCACTAGGATTATTTTCTAAATCTCTCAAATCTTCTAATATTGTATATCTACCTTTAGGTAAATAATTAAATTTTGCTGACTCTTTAATCTCACTATTAAATGCAATTAAATTATTATCTACAAGATGTTTATATAAAACTCTTTCAATCTCTATTGCGTTCAAATGTCTTTGTTCTTTTAAAAGTAAACCTAATGCGGCCGCATATGTGCCTAATTTTGATTTACCTCCTGGTATGATGTTTATTAATCTTTTCAAATTAAAAACAAATCTATGTAATAGAGTATAAGAATCTTTTTCTTCAGCAGTTTTTAAATCTTTTGCTTTTCTTAATACTTTACCATCTTTATCAATAATGCCATACTTGTAAGCGTCTTGTTGCTCAAAAGGTGTTATCAGCATTTTGATAACTCTATATGTAATTAATAAATCTATTGCTCTTCCCATTATATTTTTTCCAAATTGTTAAGTAGTTGTGTATCAATTTTTACATCAACTATTTCGTGTTCTTCTACATATTTTAGATATACTAAAAAAGTCTTTAGTATAGACCAAAATTCTTTTTCAATTCTAAAAAACAACAACGTACAAGCAGCTTCTACACCAAAAACATTCTGTAAAACTATAATATGATTTACAATCAATCTAGTTTTTAATTCACCTGTCGCTTTGTATTTTCTAAACAAACGTTTTAAATACTTAAAGCGTTTTATGTCCTCATAAAATTCTTGTTCAGAATCTAAATTAGGAACATCATAATTTTTGATGGCATACATCTGCCAATTATCACGTGTTATTTTTCTAAACATTACTAAACGAGCTGAGCGTAAACTCTGGCAGCACCGTTTTTTAATGTTTCGTATTGAAATTTAATTTTTAACTCTTTACCTAATCTATGAGTAATACCATCATCATTAATATCAGAGCCATCAATGTCTTTACCAAAACGGCCACCGAATTGCGTCAATCCAGTTTCAGCAGTTCCTGATTTACCTTCAATTACTGGTTCGTTTTTGAAAGTGATTCCGATTCTGCCTAATTTTTCTTTTAAAGAATCTATTGCGTGTTGAGGTCTAATGTATTCTTGGTCGCCTATGGAACCAACAAACGCATTAAGTCTTTCCAACACAGCAGGAATATGTATATTGTGAATACCAATAGAGCTATCTTCCACAGAATCTGCGGTTGGAGAGCCTACTTGACCACCCATATACTTCCCCTCTTTTAAATGTTGTCTAAACGTTTTCATTTTTCTCCTCTTTTATTTCTGCGTTATCGCATTTACAATCATTACATTCACAAATACCATTGGAACAATCGTTTTCACAATGGCAATCGTGTTCACAAGATTTGCAACTCATTTTGTATTCTCCTTTTTTAAAGTTTTTCTTACTTCTTTAAAAGACTTGCCTCCGAATAAATCTTCTTCAAAGTCTTTTACTTCGTTAGTCTTTACTTTATCAAATTGCCCAGAGTTAGGCGTATTGTTCTTTAACGCCTCTATGAACTTTTGCATTTCTTTATCTTCAGCCATATTAACTTGTTGCCAAATTTAATGCCTGTTGTTTTTCAGCAGACATCTTTTGTTTTTCTAATAATAATTGTTTTTCGTCTTTTGGATCTGCTTTGGTCATCAATCTATCTACTTGTTGAATTGCACCAAATACAGCATTCAAATTACTTTTCATTGTGCCCAAATCTTTTTCTACTTGAGCAATTCTGGCACTCAATGTGTCAAAATCTTTTTTTAATACTTCACGTTCTTCTTTCAAAGTTTCAATCGTTATAGTCATTATATCTCCTTAATATTATGCGGTAGTGTAACCTTGACCTGCAATAATATTCCATTTTGAATTTTTAAATAATAAAGTTACTGTTTCACCTTGAGCATTTAATATCACACTTGTATAACCTCTTAAATTTGAAGGTGTAATAGTTTGTGCGTATGTTCCAGATGTAGCCACATTGATAAATGTTTTAACTTGTCCATCTGAACCGTCTGCTAAAGTGATAGTTGCTGTACCAGCAGTACCCACAATTTCAGTAATCGCTGAAGTTACGTTTGCTACTAAAGTAGTAGAACCATCTGAAGTTAAAGATTGTGATGTTTGTGCTAATCCTAACCAAGAAGGTATGTTATTAAACACATCCTCTGCTGTTACTTTTTTATTGATTGGTGTACCTGACGGATCGTCAACTACGTGAAATAAATCGCCAGCGGCGAGTGCGTTACCTAAATCAGTTAACGCAGTTATTTTTTTATCTGCCATTTTTTTCTCCTATAAACCCCTTATGGGGAATGCTACTCTAGGTATATTCCTAGATCACTTTGTTAATATATTTAGTAGGGTGCCCGAAGGCACCCCTATAATCATTATAGATTGCTAGTTAAGCAAACTAATGTTTCGTACTGTACTCTTCCATCTCTACCTGAGCTAGATTTGCCAGTAGTCTTTAAAACCCATCCTGTATGTGCAATCTTACCACTTTGCGTTTCTGAGTCTTTATAGTTAAATAATCCTACAGTTGCGTTAGTAATAAAATCGTCAGCTTCTGCGTTTTCATATAATAATGTAACCGCTGCTGAATCAATTGGCCCCATATTTGCTAATGTTGGTGCCTTTTTAACTTGTAATAGTGCCCATAAAGGTGCGCTATCATAAGCGTCTGTTGCTTTATGACTTGACATAGTATTCTCTCCCTTCTTAATTGTATTAGGTACTCAATTCTTTATGTAATGATAATATTTATAAGAAATAGTGATTAGAAACCTAGTTTTTTCAATTCTGCGATTGTTCTAGGTGTTGAGGTGTGATGTATTCCTATACCGCCACGTTCTTGGAATTGTCTTATATTCTTCTCGTAATCGTCTATAAGAATTGCAGGATTACCTGCTACTTTTGCAAAGTTTTGTTTTTGAACTCTTTTAACAAGATTAATTCTGTTATTACCTATACCTAAATTCGTTCTTGCCCAATATGATTTACCAGGTATACAATTAGGATCAAAACTTTCTTCTACGTAAGCTGATAGTATATGAGGTTTATATTTTTCTATGAAATTCCACAACTGTTTTCCACCTGGTTGCCAAGGTAGAGTATGCCAAAATCTAGGTGTTTCTTTGATAGGTTCCCATTTTTCTTTTTTATCAGAAAACATCCACCTATCTATTTTTTGACCTGTTACTTTTTCTGCTGCGGATTTAAAATCACAAAGGACGCCATCCATATCACAATATATTCTAGGCAACATAGTGTACGTCCTCCTAGACTATATTATTTCTTTTCTTGGTGCAACATCCACAACGGCAGGTTTTTGACCTGTCATTGTAAGTTTTCCTTTTTCAACTTGAGCTCTAATATTTTTTCTCAATTCATAATAAGTTTTTTGTTTAGGATCTTCTTCCTCTTTTTGACTTTTTTCTATCGACTTAGCAATATCGTGTGCTTTGGTAATAGTAGATTTTTCTAAAGGTGGTTTATCTCCAGTTTGTTTCATAGCAGCGGCCATACCTACTGCATAAGGATTAACTGCTTCACCTTTAACTTCTTTTGGTACATCTTTTAATTTTAATTGTACATCTTTAATTGATCTTTGAGTTTGTAAAATTTCTCTTTCTAATTTAGATGTATCACCTGTATCAGCAGCTTTTCTATCTCTTAATTGTGAAAGTCTTACAGACAATCTTTTTAATTCTGCTTTATCTGTAGCAATATCTTTCATCTTTCCTTCTTTAATAGGATTGATAATATCTTTTTCACCTTTTGTATCTTTTTGTTTTTGATTAGTTACATCAGTTGTAAAAGTATGTGTTTCATTTTTTTCATCTGAACTTTTACCAAAAGATTTGTGTACAAGTTTATCTAAAGATGTATGAAATTTATCTACTTCTTTAGCAGTTGCTTGTTCATTTTTTGCTTTGTACTCTCTATCTATTTTATCAAAAAACGCTTTCTTTTCTGCGTCTGACATTTGATTGATAGATTTACCAGTTTTTTCTAATTCTGCTTTAAACTTAGCTTGATAGTCAGTTTGTTCACTAACAACTTTGGCAGCAATTTGTGCTAGTGATCCTTCTTTGACATCAAAATAAGATTTTGCTTTTAATTGAATTTTTGGTTCTTTTCTTTTAATTGTGGCTTGCTCAGTAGCGATACGAGTAATCTTTTCTTCCAAGCTGCCTTTTTTTGTTTCCAAATATTTACTCATTTGTTTCTCCTTAGTTTTTACGAGCTTGTTTCGCTAAATCAGCGTCAGCCGTACTATATGTTTTACCTTTTGTTATAAATGAATTTACTCTAGCAAATGCCCATTGTTGTGGAGTAGTACCTGGTCTATGACCACCTTTCCACGCAGCCATTCCTCTATCGTAAACTTGTTTCAGAATACCATAAGGTATACCTGATTTTTCAGATTTGTTTTCTAATCCTTGAATTTTTTCATTGATACTATTTGGATTAGGATTTGAAGGTCCTGGCCTTGCAGGTTCGGTATCTTCAGTTTTAATTTTATTTAATAATTGTTCTACTTTATATTTTTGACGTTGTTTAATATCATCCATTCGTAATTGAATATTCTCTATATCACTTTTAACAATTGCAGCCTTCGTTTTATTTTTAGGATCTGCTTTGTCCATTTTATTTAATTGAGTTTGTAACATCATTTGTCTTGTTCTTAATTTAGAAATTCTTTCCATATCTTCAGCAGCACCTTCTTTCATAGAACCTGCGTGTTTTGGATCATTGAATTTTCTTTTATTCATAACACTTCGTGCCATATTAGATACAAAATTAATATTTGCTTGTGCAAGTTGCATTAGACTATCAGTAGAATATTTGTCTAAAAAGTTTCTTAATGGTTTTACTTTATCAAATGGTATAGTTTTTAAATCTGCCCAAGTATCTTTTAATTTTTTAATTTGAACAGGACTGATTTCTTCTTTTAATTCTTCATTATATTGTCGTAGTGCTTTTTGCACTTCGTCATTCTTACTTAAATCTTTTGCTAGTTTTTCTATTTCATCATATGCTTTTGTCATATTGCCTGCAAACTTTTTAGCAAGGTCTTTTGCTTTTGAAACTAATGTCCAACCGTATGGTTCTTTAGATTGTTCATTCATTTCTGGACTATAAATCATATGGTCGTGTACAGCATTAATGTAATCTGAAGCTTTTGTAATCTTACTTGCAATCCAACCTTCAATACCTGTTTCTTCAGTATGATGTTCTTTTAAATGTTGGTCAATAACTAATGCCTTATCAGCAATAGATTGTAAATCTGTTCTTGCCATTGAAACTTCGTGGTCTTTTTCATATGCTTCTTTAAAATTAACACCAGGTTTTAAAGTGTCCATTGTAATTTCTATATCTTTAACACCATCTTTTTTTAATTGTGCCATTTTCTTTTCAGCATCAGCGTGAGTTTTAAATGGTACTGCAAATCTTTTTTTGTTTAATGGATCTGTATATCTAACAGTATGAGATTGTGCCTCATTGACCTGTTTTAAAATTTCTGACCAACTTGTTCTATATTTACTCATTTGTTTCTTTTATCTCCAATTTTAAAGTTCCTTTGCCTTTTAGTATTCTATGGAATACTCCCTCTTTAATTGTAAAAGGTTTATCTATTTCAATTACTTCTGGCATTTTATTATCCATTTGTATAAACCATTCTTCACCTTCTTTGGCAACTATCGTTCTATTTGCACGATCTCTATGCCAAACAAATTCTTCATCTGCACTACTTTCATTAAACTCTCTTATAAAGTAGCCGTCTTGTTGTGTATCTTTATATGGGTTCATTACCAGAAAAAATTACCTCCGCCAGATAATCCTAATGCTTTTGCATATCTTGGAGTATTACACGCCCAATATGCAGCACTTGTTCTATCTTTCTGCTGATCACATTTGTGTCTAGCAGCAAAAGATTTTCTTGCTTCAGGATCATTTAACTTAACTGATAATCCTGTAGTATCACCCCAAGTGACTTTTTTAATTCCACCATCTGGTTTTTTCACATACACATAAAACTTTTTAGGACCGCCTCTTTTTGGTTTACCAATCGGAGGATCTTTTTCATCTTCCTCATCTACCATTGGGCAGTCTAACGGTACTGGATCTCCTAGATATTCTCCAAATAATCCAATATCTGTTTCTAAAATTCTTTTATCTTCCTCATTTAACTCTATGTTTTCTTTTTGTACTTTTTCTCTTAATACATTATAGAACTCATAAAAAGCTTGTGAGTGTACTCTAAAAATATTTTCTGAAATAGGAACTTTCTTTTCTAAATGATAGTTAATTGCTTTAGTAACTTCTTCAGTTAAAGATTGATTAATGCAAAATGATTTAAATGATTTCACTTGCATATGTTCTCCAATCTCTTTTCTAATTTCTTCTTTAGATTTGTTATGTTTACTTTCAAATTGTTCATTGTTTAATGTTTTAAAATCTCTAGCAAACTCTTTAAATCTACTTTCAATTATATTATCATTTGTGTCAATAACTTTATTGACCATTTTTTCGTAAGTTTCTTGTAACTTACTTTCCCATTCATTACCATATCTTCCCTTATATTTATCTATGGTAATATTGCTAGTTACCCATTCCTCTATATCTTTTAATTCAACTGGTTTAATCATACTTGTTATCATCTTTCCAGAAACCTGTTTTAAATTATCTTCAGATTTACTTGGTTTGTAAGTAGTTCCTTGATACTTCGGATCATATTGAGGTTCGCCTGGGGTCATTTTTGCATTTTGCATAGCCCAATCGTGGCCTATATCTACGGCTTCTTTATTTACATTTAATTCGCCATACATTTGTTTAAATCTCTTGGTATACTTACTTGGTTTAGTTTGTGCAACTTTGTCAGCAGGTGATTGTGTATAAGCACTAGGATCACTATCTGACTTTTTGCCTTGTTTTTCTAAATGTCTATCGTGTGCCTTTTTCTCTTTATCAGATAATCCAGCAACGTATTTTTTAGGTTGATCCGTTTCTTTGTCATATTTGAGCTGTCTTGCTCGTTCTTCTAATTCAATTGGATATACAGGTGTTTCCATAATGTTATATAACCACGCTCTATGAAACTTCATATTAACATCTTCTAAAGTAACATAGTTTGTTCCTCGTCTTATAATCACTCCTGTTATTCCATTGTCCACATCATCTACAATATCTCCGACTTCATATAGGTGTTCTGAAATATATTTGTCCCTTAAAGTCATCTTATCTAATTCTTCTTTTGTAGAAGCTGTGATGAAAGGTTTAAAGCGTAATGCACCTGCACCAGCATCCACATTTACATCTGCCACTAATCTCATACCTTGTCTTACGTATTTAAATAAATCTTCAGCGTCTTTTGATTTAGCAAATCGTCCTGGTAATCCTTTAATGAAAGTTGCAAAGTCATCTTTTGCTGCCGCAGCTCGCATTTTACTTGCTGACATTCCAGCTGCACCTTCAGCGTCTGGATCTCTTTCGCCAGCAGATACAATATTAATGTTATCAAAGTTATAATATCCGTGTCTGGATTTTATATCATTGTATTGTTTTAATAATGTATCAAATTCTCTTACTCTATCTGAACCAACTACCATCGTTACTTCACTTGCACCTTTATTGTACAAATCAACTACAATGTCAAACACTCTATTAGAAGGACTGACTACAATGTTTCTAGCATATCTAGGAAACATCTTTTTCATTATAGCAACTTTGTTTCTATATGATAGAGGATTCTTATCTGAGTCTTCCGATCTACTTAAAAATACATAATACTCATCTGCTCGTACAGACGATAATCGGTCTAATAATTTTTCGTGGCCAATAGTTGGTGGATTAAATCGGCCAAAGGTAAACGCTATATGTCTACCTTTGGCTTCTTTTATTTTTGATAATGATTTCAGTTCGGCTGGTGTTATTTTACCATCTGCCATAATGTCTTTCAAATGTTTAAAAAAGGTGAGATAATGATACTTTTCTAACATTTTATAAATTACATTTTTTGGCAATTTATTTTTAACACCAAACTTTCTGATTTCGTCTGGCGACATATCTTTTACAAAAGCGTCTTTACGTTCTTGTGTAGTTTTGTCACCAATATCAATTAGAGTGTTAATAGCAGATTTAATTTCATCTAACTTATCTGAAACTAATTTATTTAAACCCTCAATATCTTTTGGATTTAATTCTTTTAGTTCCTCATAATCAATCATATCTCTTACAAGTTCACCTTTAACAACATCTATTTCAGCAACTTTACGCTGAAAATCCGCTACGTATGTTTCTGGTTCAAACTTTAATGGTTTTGGTTTTTTGATAAATGTATTTTTATTCAAATCAAAAACACCATCTGCCATTTCGTTTGCCTTACTATATGTAGCAGGATCTATGATAGAAAAATAGTTGATAACGTGTTCAGTTCCTGGTATCTTTTCACCATTAACTGTACCTTGAAACTCTCTAATTTTTTTATGTAATACTTCTTGTTCTTCTTTAGAACCTGGAAGATCAAATAAAATATTAATGTCAAGGTCTGCGTCTTTTCTATATTGTTTAGTTAATATAGAACCAATCATTCCATACTTAACTATTTTTCCAAATTTTTCAAATTGTTTAATACCATCTAATACTTGCTGTCTAACTTTTTCTTTTAGTTTAGGACTATCAGTATCAGCATTGTCGAAAATTACTGCGTAATTTTTTCTAGGTACGTCTATAATAGACTCTTTTAAAAACTCTTTAAATCTCATCTTTGTTTTGCCTGTCTTTCCTTAACCATCCATCTTTTTGCAATATAACTTTTCACAGGAAAGTTTATAAGTTTTCTTACTATTTTATTTATTTTAGCCATAGTCAATGTAACTAACTCTACATCTGACTTATTATTATCTACTACAATAAAGTTTTCCATACCAAACAATCGTTGAAACATTCCAATATTACTTTGTACTGTTTCCCAACTTTTTTTAGTAATATATTCTGGCACTTGTCTTTCTCTACGTTTTTGTCTTTCAAGTGCTACATCTAAACTTGTGTTTACAAAGATCATATAACAATCATATCCTAATTGTTGTAGCATATTATGTTGTCTTTGTATAATATCGTAATCTCTTCCCGTTGCGTCTAACACTAATCCTAATCTACCATCAACGTAATTATTTAATTGTGTAATGGCGGTTGCTTTAGCACGTTTTCTTATAATATCTCTAAAGTATTCTTCTTCATCTGGCATAGATAAAGATAAATTTGCCTTTTTTAATCCTCGTTCAAAAGCACTATCGGAGTTTACTACTTTTAATCCTGAACCTGCAAATACAGATTGTGCTACAAACGATTTACCAGAACCTGGCCCACCTGCTAAAAAGAATGCTTTGAATATACCTGGATCGTATAAACCTTCTGCTAAGTGTTGTTGAAAACTATTTACTTTCATTTTCTACCTTTTTAATAATTTCGTTTGCAATACTTTCAGGTGTTCCACCTTCTGCTTTTATGTTAATAATTTCATTCTTAAAGTAATCTAATAATGGAGCAGTTTCTCTATGATATACTTTAATTCTATTTTTAATAATCTCTGGTTTATCATCTGCTCTTCCTCTTGCTGATAATCTTCGTATTACTTCTTCTTCCGATACTTGTAAATTAATTACATAATCATAACCAATACCTTCTTCTTTCATTTTATTTGCTTGAATAACATTACGAGGAAAACCATCAAACACATATCCATTTTTTGCGTCTGATTGTGAAACTCTATCTTTCACAGCTTTAATCACAATGTCTAGTGGTGCAAACTCACCTTTAGATAATAACTCTTTTACTTTACGACCGTCTGGTGTATCTTGTTGTGCTAATTTCCTCATCATATCACCTGTGTAGATATGAGGTATACCTAACTTCTTAGTTATAATTTCTGAATAGGTTGATTTACCCGAACCAGGTCCACCTATCATTATAATTCTTTTTGTTTCAGCTTCTTTTAAAAAATTTAAAAATGTTTTCATATTATCCTCTTATCTCATAATAACCAATACTACCAATGGCACTATTAGTTCCAGATAAGGTTCTAGCACAAAGAGTGTAAATATCACTTACACCTGCTAAAGTTCTACCTAATTGTAAATCTAAATTGTATTGTTGTGCTTCAGAAATATTTTGTCCTGATTGATTGGTAGATACTGAAAAGAAACTATTAATAATTGTTCCACCTGTAATTGATGAAGCGGCTGTATCTATTTCAATACTATCAGAATTAGAAGCCCAACTTGGCGAACCACCTAATGTACCATTTTTAATTAAAGCAAACTCATAGTTACTTGTACCTGTAGCAGCAATACCTAAAGCATTTATCCTACTTGGTATAACTACAGCGTCCAATCTACTTGACTTTAATCTCATAGAAACTAAAGGTAAAAATGTTGTTCCGATACTTCCTAGTGCTGAAGTTCTACGAGCAAATAATTCTTTTTGTACTTGTTGATATCCACCTTCACTTATAACCGTACTACAAATTTGTTTCATTGAGTGAGTTGTACTATCATTTATAGAAGAAGTTACTTTTAATTCTGCTCTAATTGGTAATGTAGCCGTAGTCATATAAGGACCTGTGTTTATATTATCGTGGTGAAAAATATGAGCAATATACATTTTACCATCTACTACAAATCCACATCTTACATCACCTACACCTAACCATTCTACATCTATCCAAAAGATATTTGATTTTGTTACATCAAGTCCTTCTGCGTGTTCTGGACCATCTACTGAATGAGCGTAACCTGTTCCATCAAATTTGTCAAAATTCCAATTTGCTTGTGCTACTCTTGTATCTACAACTGAACCTGTTACATAACTTCTTTTAACCAGATATAATGTAGTACCATCTTGTTCTAAAAATATTCCATTTTGAGCACCAAAGTAACCAATTCTTTGTCTTAATCCAGCAACTGGTGTAGCAAAAACAAAAGTATTCATTATTAATAATGATTTACCTGGCTGATAAGTAAATACTCTTTTTGTTTCTCTTACAATTTCATCATTTGCTTGATCGCCAACGTCCATTCTCATACAACTTTCGTTTGGTAAATGTGTAGATGAAGCTGTACCTGTTGTTGAAGTTGACCACTTATCATTTTCTTCATACCTATGGACACTATCAAATAAAGTAAATGGTTCAGAAATTCTTAATCGTCCAAAGGCATCCGTTAAAGTACCAGAAGGAGTAAGTCTTTCTCCCAACATTTGGACTTCATAATTTGTAACGTCCTGTGGTCTTAATATGTTTCTATCTGTTCTAAATTGTGCCATTATCCTTTAATCCAATTTTTTGCTAAAGTAAAGTTTGCGGTACTAAACTCTAATCTATCTACTAATTTAACTGCGTTGCCCATTCTATCTACAGCAACATAACCTTCTGGATTTGTTACTTCAAATCCATTATCTTTTTGTAAAAAAGTTCCTATTGATTTAATTTGATTCATTTTGTTTACTAAAAAGTTTTTAACTCTTTGTAATGTAACATAACTTGCAATTGCAAAATATATTTCATCTGAATAAGAATCTATAAATCTTAATCCTTCGTTTCTTATTTGTTCGTATTTTCTTTTTGCACTATCAGTTTTTTTACTAGACATTTCATCATCTAAAACTGAAGCATAATACTTTTTAAAATCATTTAATAATTTGTTAACATTAGATATCTCTTGGCCTTTTCTAATATAATCATTAAAGAATATTTTTAATCTTGCACCTACGGATAATAAATTAGTTTGTCTTTGTAGTAAATTTAAAATTCTTTTACCTTTAGATATAGATCCTAATGCCATTCTTAATAATGAATCATATTGGTCACTTTCTGCTGATGAAAACGTTGCTACTCCTGAAGCGTCTTTGTAACTTGCGTCATCAAAAAATACTGATGGCGTCTTTGTAAAACGATTTACATTGACGCCAAAACTTGCTTTAAGATCAGACATTTTTTTACCTGTGTAAGTTGTGTGGAAGATAATGCCTAATTTTGCTCGTTGTATTCTTTTTGCAAGTTCAGTATTTTCTGGGACTGCGTAAGTTATTGTATTAGGAGTAAATGCAATAGCATTTTCACCTCGTATAGTTACCGACTTAATATCACCTGGAGTAAATAACAAGTCGCCTTGTACAATACCTTGTATATTAAGTTTTGGTAATTCTTTTAGACATACGGATAGTTTATCCGCAAGACCACCATCGTGGTTACGTCTTATATCTGATTGTGTGTAATTGATTTTGGGAGTTACGTTAAATACGGATTTAGAACCAACAAAAAATTTGCCGTTCTCAGGATTAATACCACAGATTACTGCTGGTGCACCATCCCATTTGACAGAAACATTAACTTTAGAACGTGATGAGCCAGACAGCATATTTCTTAATGATTTAAGAAATTCTACTGCGTTTAGGCCACCTTCGTAACCGTTATTAATGATTTCGTCCTCTAAATGTTCTAGGTGTGTATTCCTAGCTTCAATAAAAAACTGTTTAAAACTATACATTTATCTCCCACTATATCCATTATATCATATATCGCACACATTGTCAAGTAAAATCCACTCAAATCCATAAGTAAAATCAACAACTTACGATACTATTTATAATTAATTACCTTTTGCAATAACAAATTTACCTGAAAGTGGGGTACGAGAAGTAACATATTCAAACATAATATGGATAAAATTATTAATTTCTTGTTGACTTTTTTTGTCTTTTCTATCAAACCATTTTTTTAAAATAGGCATTATTCTATTGATAATATTAATAGCACTTACTTCTCCTCTTTTAAAATCAAATAGATTAGGATTTTGTTTATTCATTTTATCTCTTTGTTTAATATAAGGTTCTATTTCTTTAAAGTATTGTTTTTCTCCGTCAATATATTCTTTTAAAACTTTTTGTGCTGTTTGTTTATCTACAAAAGCTAGAAGTTCAGTAAATACTTTCATTGAACCAATAGAACCTCCTCTTGCTTCTGCACCGCCTCCTATAAATTCTGCAACAAATCTTTTAGCACTAGGATCGTGTCTTAACTTTATATCACCTCCAGTGTTTAACATAATTCTCATATCTCTTGTTTCTGTTTTTTTACCAAATGCAACTCTTTTATATGGTTGCCAATCAGTTGTCTTTTTAAAAGAAATCTTTTTTAAATATTCTATTTCTGTTTTTCTATTGAAATTAACTTTTTGAAGTACAGCACTTTTAGTTGTTTTCTTTAAAGATAGAGGTAATAAATCTCCACTATCTATTAAATCACTTGTTACTATGTTTAAATCTGAAAAAGTATATGATTTAGGTTTTGCGTTCTTTAAAGTTGCAGCTAAAACATCTTTTGCCTTTTTACTTGCAAGGTAAATATCTGCAGGATTCCATTTATTAATATTACCAAATGCAGCTTGATTTTTAACTGTAATAGGTGCTTTGTTAGCAATAGTAAACAATTTTTGAATAGTTCCCATTACAGCATTATCACCTCTTAAATAAAATAAATTTTGATAACCTTTACTTTTAATTTTGTAGTCTGGATCTATACTTGTAATTTGTTTAATAAGTTGAACAGCAATTATATTAGATGAAACATACCAATCATTATTAGTATCTAAAAATTTTATTACATCATTTAACGATACACCTGGTGTATCCACTCTAGTATGAGCTTCTTCTATAACTTTTTTATAATCTCTTTTAAAATCTGCAAATGTTGGATATTTTTTTAAATCAAATTTTTTATCAACATCAGCCGCACCTATAAAGTCTGCTATAGATGAAAATAATGCTTGAGATGATTCTTGTAATGCTGTTTTATCTGCCATACATATATTTATGTATGATTATTTTGACTTATTTGCCTGTCTGATTTCTGATTCCGTTCTACAATCAAACCAATTAGGGAAACCAAAGATACCAAATGTCTTATGTTTATTTTGAAACTTAACGACTTTCTTAACATCTTCTTCAAAGAAAGACTCATAAATGACTATACCACTTGGGCGTTCTACTGCTCTCCAAACTAACTGTCCATCATTCATTATCATTTCTGTTTTATAATAAATTTTAGGCATAGTTCTAGGATCAACTTTTTTGTTTGCCATTCGTGCCAGTTTAGATTGACCGTATCGTTTTTCTTTTTTTCTATTCATTATATTTTAAAATCAGAAAATTTGTTATATGCGTCCTCAGGTGCAGGTGCTTGAGGGCCTGACTCTTGTTCTACTAATTCAGGACTTTCTTGGTTACTATCTACAATTTGTTGTGCCGATTGTTCTACATCAAATAATCTCATTTTACTTCTATCTACACCTACGATAAAGGCACGATTAACTGCAGGATCATTATACCTATTTTTTAACTGTTTAATTTTTAATTGACCAAGTTGTTCTAACTCATCATTAGAAATAATGGCAAACATAAAGTCAGCAGTTGCTGGAAGACCAAATGATTCTGAAGTATCTTCTAAACCAATATCACTGGACATAAATCCACTTCTAGTTGTTTGTGTAGCAGATATAATTGGTAAATCATATTGTACTGCAAGACCTCGTAGTTCTTCAGCGATGGCTTTGATATAGAAATAAGATGATATATTGCCACCTTTAAAACGACTACTTGAACAAATATTTAAATAGTCTATAAACATTATATCTGGTTTAAATGATTTCTTTAAAGAAAGTTCATCTAATAAACCTTTAAAGTGTCCTGTGTGAGCAGAAGCAGTAGGATATTCTTTAATAATAAGTTGGCCATTTACTTTACTTTGTAATCGTTTAATTTTATTTTCATAAATATCTTTTGGCATTGTATAGAGTTGATCTATGGTTACATCTAAAAGATTTGCGTCTATACGTTCAGCAATTCGTTCTTCGGCCATTTCTAAAGTGATATACAATACATTCTTACCTTGACTTATCATAGACGCAGCTACGTGGCACATAAACAAAGATTTACCAACACCAGTACCAGCAAGTGCTACATTTAAAGTTTTAGGAGGTAGACCGCCTTTAGTTATACGATTAAAATAAGATAAATCAAACTTTAATCGTTCTTCGGTTCTATGGTAATAATCAAATCGTTCATCGGTTTGATTTAAATAATCGTGTCCGATATTTGTATCAAATGAAACTGCAAGAGCTTCAGATAAAATGCCTGGTATGGCTTCTGCTGTATGTTTCTTATCTTTACCATCTAGGATTTGAATACCAGATAACACAGCATTATGTACTGCACGATCTTTGCAAAATTTTTCAGTTGTATCTAACAACCATTGATACTCAACATCACTTTTGTTTAAATTGTTTAATAATGTTTTAGATATTTTAAATTCATCTTCGGTCAAACCTTTTTTGTTTGACAACTCAATGATAATGGCTTCTTTAGATGGAAGATTATTATATTTAATTACAAAGTCATTTATCACATTAAAGATAATAACTTCTTCTCGTATTTTAAAATATTCTTCTTTTAAAAAAGGTAAGACTTTTCGTGTATAATCTTCATTATGAATAAGATTACTTAATATGGTATTTTCAAATCTGTCGTTGTTCATTGATGTTAAATTTGCCTTGTTCAAGTTGTTTTTCCATTACTTCTATTAAAATATCACCAATCATATTTCTAAACTCAATACTTTCAGTATCTTTATTGTTAGGATTGCGTTGTATGTCATAAGTAAATTTTAATGGTAATCTTCCTTGTTCGTTTTCTTCACTTGCAAATTTAACTTGACCGTAGGTGTAAATAATATCTTTATATTCACCTTCGATAATTTTGATACAGGAAAAATCATCTGTATCTTTTTGGACAAATACATAGTTATTCTTGTCCATAAAGGAATTCTTTTTTGGCAGCTTCGTCAATTTGATTGAGAATATCTTTAGTAAAGAATTTATCAGGTTCAGAATTGATAGTTTTTGCATACTGTTTTGTTCCGTCTGGTAGTTCTATTCTTGTTGAAACATTTTTAAATATATTATGTTTAAGTGCTAAGTCAATTAGACCATAGTATCTGTCTAATCCGTGTTTATAAGTTAGTCGTACATCTATTTGAGCATTTTCTTTAGTCAACCTAGATTTATAGTTTTTACAATGAATAATGTTGCCAATTACTTCCGTACCATCTTTTTCTTTTCTTTTAGATAGATACACGATATTACTTGCGGCATACTTTAAACCAGAACCACCACCCATTTCTTTTTGTGGATACATAGAGCCAATTACGTCATATGTATGATTGGTCATAATCATTGGTATTCCTGCTTTACCTAGTTTCAATGTTAATACTCTAAATGCACCTTTGACAATTTGTGATCTTGTCATATCTCTTGTTTCTTTACCTTCGGCAGTATCTTCCATTTCTTTTGTAGTAGATAACATACCTAAACTGTCTAATACAAACAACAAAGGTTTTCTTTTATCTTCTGGTTGTTCTAAGTATTTGTCAACCACTTTAATAGATTGATGTCTAAATTCTTGTACTGTGGCAACTGGTACTACGACCATTCGTTTAGAATCAATACCACGATTTTCAACTAAATCTTTTGTAATTGCACTTTCTGATTCGAAATAGATTACGCCTGCGTCTTTGTTTTTATCTAAAAAGTATTTTACAATACCTAGAGCAAAGAACGTCTTACCTGTTGCGGCCTCACCTGCGATTGCTGTTATTTTATTTGCTGGTAAACCACCAAAGATAGAACCTGATAGTAAGGCATTTAACGAATATGAACCTGTATCTATAAAACTATCTACATCACCTGTTTCAAGTCCATCACTTACGATACCAGCATATTCATTACCTGTTTCTTTTATTATATCTTTTAAAAAATCACTCATTGTTCACTCCTATTATAGTTTATGCAATAATATTTAATACCTAAATTATAACATATTTTTCTTATTTCGTCAAGCATTGACTCTGGAAAATTATATGTAAAATATTCTTTGCCTTTATGAATTATTATTTGCACTCTTTTTTGCCCTCAAAATCACTGGTCTGCCTTTAGGTTTTGGTAATTGTAATTGTTTTAAAGGATCAGACTCGTTCCATAATCTATATTCTTCATTCTTTGGTGTCCATTCAGTAGGTGGATCTTCATAATCATCTTGGTCTAATCTTGCCCACATAAAATCAAATATTTGATCTTCATTGAAATGACTCATCTCTGGATTTATTTTCATAGGTGAAAATTCTTGTATATTTCTTTTTAATATTTCTCTATTGTACTCCAACTTGCGTTGAAAGTCCCAATACTCTTTTAAATCGTTATATGAATGTTCTGAAATAGCCATTGACATAATTATTTATTTAAATTGGTAGTGTTGCCTTTCTAGCGTGTCTAAAATAATCTAGTCTTTGTGTATTAACTTTTTTACAGAAACACCAAATGTTTTCTATAAAAATACGATTCATAAATTCTTGTTTGGCCTCATCATTCTCAAATAACTTATCAGACTTTGGTCTTTGCATAATTCTCATACCAATCTGTCCTTGAAAATAAGTCTGTAAACTGTCCACTAATTCATCACAACTTTTATATCGTTTACCTTTAACTGTTGGATCCATAATGTTAACAAACAAATGTCCTGTAGGAGATAAACTTTCAAAACTTTTTTGAGATACAGGTAAAAAGAAATTATCTCTCCAACTTTCATATTCATTAAATTTAAACCAAGATTGATCTTCTTCGTGTTTGCCACCTTTGTTATATTCTTCAGTAGAAAAATATGGTGGACTTGTAAATGCACAATCAATATCTTTTATATCTTCCCAAGGTAAATTTTCTGCACCACATCTATATATGGTAACTTTTTTATTTGCATTAATTGTAAAATGATCTTGGTCCTCATAGATATGCACATTCTTATTACCTAAAAATGTTTCATACTCATAAACTTGTTTCATATAGTTTGCATACACATTA